CATGTAGAGCGCCGACGACCGTGCTCGCAGATTCCTGACCCACCGCACTCCTTGCACCTAGAGCGCCGACGACCGTGCGGACATTTCGGATAAACATATTTTGGTTTTTTGGTGATAGTAGGGCACGGAATACAAAAATTAAACGAATCTAGACTGGTTTGAATCATCTTAACACACATTCAGTTAAAGTCTATAAGCCAACAAAAATCTACGATAGATACAATGGTTCATGCAGAACGAATACATGAAGAAATTCGTGTTTTAAACATAAAAGACGAAACCTTACTATCGTTTCGTGTTTTTGAGAATTTCACATCAAAACATCCTACAAACACGCTCATAGATACTAGGTTTCTCCACTGGCTCGGGCGCAAACTTGAGTGTGAAGATTTTACCCACAATGGCTTGATTCTTCTCGGATTCACTCGCCATCTTGTCCGAATGTTCCATCATTTCTTTCATCATATCCGTGATTCGTGTGTTAGATACTAGATAGTTCCTATGTTCTTGAGCTGCGGCCTTTTCAGCCCAAGATACAGCATTCTCCCTCACCAAATTATTCATTTCGAACTGTTTCGACGCGGTGGCAGCCGGACTCGGATTTGCTTCCCTAAACTCTTCGATAAGACCATTAATGGTTTCACCGTATGTATGAAAACGGTTGTCTTCATAAGCTTTATCACACACGGCATAGAGTAGTTCATCACTCACTCCGTAAAGAAGGACATCCTTGTTTTCAATCGTGTATTCAAAAAATTCATTCATTTCATCACGAGGCACCCCATCCGGGTACGTCTTGATGAGAGTATCGAGCTTGTGTTCGAAATCGGTGAGAGTCGTCATTTTTTTTGTTTAAATAGAACTGAATAATACATTTACTTAGGTATACAGCCGACAAAAAAATGTAATTAGTATATAATGGTTCATGCCGACCGAATACACGAAGAAATTCGTGTTTTAAACATAAAAGACGAAACCTTACTATCGTTTCGTGTTTTTGAGAATTTCAATAAAAGACTTGATCATTTTAAGACGGTAAAGTTGGGTATGTTCCCGGACCGCCTTAAATTGACGGGGGAAGAAGAGGAAGAAAAGCGATATCTTGATACATATTTCAAAACCCTAGAGGAATTGTTTCCAGAATTAGCGGCTAAATGGTGGAGGAGATGTTGTTAAAGAGCTTCTCATGAACCAAAAAAATGTCAGAGTATATTATGTATGAACACAATACTTTTTGTGATAATTTGTGTCATCTTATACGAGTTGATAAAACTGAATAATGATATAGCTAAAATCGCACTCATCATTGCATTAGCATTGATCGTGAATCAAATCTTCAATAACAAAATTGGTCGTGATCAAGGAATAGGTACCCTACCCGGTTTTATTAAAATACTCCTGGTCTTTCTCGGTTGCTGTGTAGTGCTGATACCCGAATTCTACTCCGATAATTCGTTTCGGACGTTGTTATTTCTTAATCTGGCGATAATGATTACACTGTGTATAGGTGACATAAAATATCAAAACGGGGGGTGGAAATACTACCCCGAATTACAAATATTACCCATGATTGGTTTAGTGTATTTGTTGGTTAATTTCCCTAAAGATTTACGAATGGAAAATGGTATCGTTAAAAGTTCAGTTGATATAAACCACTGGCTAATTTTACAATCGGTGATACTGTCATACTTATACCTAAATACCAGTAATTTTCGACATATTCAACTGAACACTCTTGCGACTGCTGTTTTGCCATTGATGTACCCTCTCGGAGAGTACTACAGTATAAGAACTGTCACATTAACAGTATGGTTAATTTCATACATGTTGCCTAAGGTATAAAGATTATTTGTGTTTAAATATAAAATGGACAGCCCCCGTGCCCTACGTTCATCACCTCGTTTCATGTCTATGACTAAGGATGCTAGGCGTCAGCGCTCCCCTCCACCCGAGGAACGAATATCTTGGAACGACTATTTCATGAAAGCTGCGACTTTGGCATCGGTCAGGTCTCCGTGTGATAGACTAAAAGTGGGGTGTGTTATAGTGAAGAACAATAGACTCATAAGTATGGGGTACAACGGTTTCCTTGCCGGTACAGATCATAGGTCTATCGTACGTTGGGGTCATGAACAGGCCACCATTCACGCAGAGATTAATGCCATCACCGATGCAGCGAAGAGAGGTGTCTCCATCGATGATACCGTTGCCTATATCACACACTATCCATGTATCAACTGTTTCAAAGCCCTTGCGAGTAGTGGGGTCAAAAAGATATATTATCAAGTTGATTACAAGAATGATCCAATCCTCGAAGAATTGGGCTACGGAATTTCGCTGATAAAGGTATAGGATGATACTTCTTGACCAAATAGCACGTTACATATCCAAAGATATCATGTTACCTACACGATGTCACGCGACTAAAAAGCAGCGTGTATCAGTAAAAGATTGTTGTGATTGTAAAATCTTCTGTAAAAAACCACCAAAGGGTTCAGCACCTGCGGTGGTACTATTAAAGAATAAATACCCATAAAGAGTAATGGATCCGTCCAAGCTTCCCATACATATTTTACGTGTACTCCAAGATAAAGAACTTCCAATGGCCAAGAAAATGATGGCCTTCAATATGCTTATGCCTAATTTACCAGCTGATCCAAAACACACCGATGCGTATAACCAAAATATAGATAAGATTGGATACCCGATTAAGCGTCTTGTGGACGAGGGAAAGATAAGTATCAATGGGTTAGACAAGGACTTTAAACTAAACATAATTACCAACTCGCAGTAGCGACCTGATGACGCTGGTTTGCCTCCGGGTCAGCTTGTGCGGGGTCAAATACAATCTTGCGCTTCACTTGAAACGTTTTCTTTCGTTCCACGTGAGATGTTTTATTACCTGGTGCATACGGGATGGAGGAATGGTGTAGACAGATGCGCACCTTACCATCATCGTTGCGCTTGTAGCCAAATGTGTATTCAACCTCTGAAATCTCACCGGTTGTGGCACACGTGAACTCGTATGTACCCATAGCGTGTGCTACTTCACCATGACAGTCAATCTGGTGATTCTTGAAGATCACCCTACTGAAACCCTTTTTGGCATTGATGGCGAACCCTTGATCTTCTTTGAAACCACTGATCACAGCGTCATTTCCCACAAAGTAAGACATGGCATCATTGGCAGTAGGACGAAACTGTTGCTCTACAGCTTTCGTTGGTTTGAAGAGTACGTTAGAATGGTCGTACCCATACAACTCACCCGCACGTTCACCTGCGAGACTCACGTAGTCCCCACCTGAGAGAAATGAATTCGAGATGTCTATGATAGACTGCGCCCAGAAGTTCTGTGCCTCGATGACTTCACGTTCGGTCACGTGGTTGATAAGTTGAGAGGCTTCATTAAGATCAGTAAAATCTTCCATAACCTGTGTCATCGGTGTACGCGCACGGGTAGTTAATGGTTTATTAAACCCACGGGCTGCATTGATTTCTGTATCATATTGTTCCGGGTCGGTAAATACTCGAGTTCTAACGTTGCGTGTAGGTGGGATCATAAAGGTGAGTGCGAAAGACATGTTTGATATCTAACGCTTCTATTCTTTATCCTTCTTTTGACCTGGGCGAATAGCCCACTTATTCTCTTTGTTAAATTTTTCATAATCAATCTCTTCAATCTTAAATTTTTCCATGATGAACTTCTTTAGGGGATGCACACCCTTTTCAGAATCTTTGTTTTCTTCCTCGTTTGGGGGGCGACGCCTCCCCTCACCTGGAGCTTCAGCTGGTTCTACAAATTCATTCTTCTTGGCTTGGACACGGATATTGGGTCGTACGATATTAGGCTTTAGTGTAAACATTTTACTATGGACAGATATTATCTTTAATAGTGTATAATTCCATTGGCTGCTAGACCCAATTTTGCTGCAGTCATAGCGGTAAGACCGACTGCAAGTTGGGGCCATTCCACCTTGAGTAGACGACCAGCGATTGTCATGGGTAGAATCCATGTGACGAGTTGGAGTTGTGCATAGTTCACAAGGTCTTGGTTTGGTAGGGCAGCTTGAACACGAACGGGTCGCGCGAGGCGCCTGTTAGACCTCTTTCTCGTTTGAAGAAACTTTGTGGAAGTTTTATGAATGTTGACGGGTGTTGTGAGTGTTGCCATTTTTCTACATTTTTCAACATTCTAATCTTTAAACACCTAAGTGGAGCCCGACTCCCATAATAATCATTCAACATGTCTACTACCATGAACTCCCGTTCTATTACCGACTACATCCTCAAGCTCGAGAAGGAGAACTCCGAACTCCGTAAGGTTCGCGCCGTCCTCGGCGACATTGATTCTATTGAAGAGTCTCGAACCAAGATTGAGCAGCTCAAGAAGCTTCTCGCCGAGGCCAACGAAGAGAAGGTCGATGCCCTCGATGAACTCAATGAACTCAAGTACATGATGCGGACCTCTCCTTCGTACACTGACACAACAGCTCGTGTGACGAAGAAGTCTCTCAATGACGGCCTCGTACAGCGCCTTCTGGAACTTGGAAACATGACCTCCGACTTCTACAAGTCGATGACTTACCAGAAGGCTGCAGATGCTGTGGCCAATCTACCCTATGAGGTCCAAACTGGTGAGAGCTTGATGAATCTCCCGGGTATTGGTAAGGGTATTGCTGCCAAGGTTGATGAGTACCTCGATGAGCAGGACTCTGATTATGAGGAGTCTGAGTGCTCCGACTCTGAGTCTATTGCATCCAATGATGAGGGCTCTTTCGTTTCTGAGACTGATGATGAGGAGTACTTTGTCTCCCACAATGCTGGACTCTCTGAGATGATCTATGAGTATGCTGACAGGGCTGAAGACAATTTCAAGCGCAATGCATACACCAAGGCTGGTGATACCATCTACAATCTTTCTTACAAGATCACCAGTGGTAAAGATGCTATGAAGCTCCGAGGTATTGGAAAGTCCATCGCTAAGAAGATTGACGACTACCTCAATACCAAGAAGGCATCCTCAATGAATGAGAAACTTGCCACGTGTTTTCTCAAACTTGGAAACCTGGAGGAGCCTGTTTACAAGTCTGAGGCATACTGGAATGCCGCGGAGAAGATCCGTGATCTCACCTATGAAGTAACCAATGGAAATGATGTAAGGCATCTCCGTGGTTTTGGACCCTCAATCTGTGACAAGATTGATGAATATATCAACACTGGAAGGATGCTGAGACTCGAAGAACTCAGCTAAACCCATGTGACCTTCTTCTTTTTTGGTCTACGCCCAAGACGAGAGAGTAAATATACATAAAACAATAGACCGTAACGTACCATTTCTTAATAAAATCCTATATTTTTAAACTGAACGAATCTTTCTTCTTACCATTGTATGCGTTCACAATGCCTGATTCTATCATCTTCTGGTTTACTGATTGTGTATCACTTTTACGTCGATACACAGTCACGAGTGGTCGACCATACTTATCATTTTTACCACATTCAATCCACACTAAACCGTTCACTTTGTTTCTACACATAAACGGGTTCCATAATTGATAAGGTGCGCGATCATCAAAACCACATTCTTCCTTAAACATGTCGCGTGCAAGTTTGGCGAGGTGAATATGATCGGCTCTACCTCTCAGTCCAAGACTAGGTTTCATCTCAGCTGAGTCATATCCAAGAGTTCGAAAACTAAACTTTAGGGGACGACCATGTAACATGATAACCGCTTTGAATGTATCTCCATCATAGACGCTCGTGATTTTTGCATATCCTTGATACTTATCTAGACTGAAAATTGGTATAGAATCATCAACACCGGAAAGAATTCTTTTAGTGAAACAGCAATTCATATATAAAGAGGTCTGAACTCCTCTTTAAACTTTTTCTCAGTATAATACAAAATGACTCCAGTACTCGTATCTGTGGACAAGGCAGGTGATCTCAAGCTGGGACGCAAGAAGTGCCGTCTCCACAAGAAGGCTGATGTAGTGAAGGTTGCCAAGAAGTATGGTATCGTGAATCCCGACAAACTCACAATTAAAGAGATGTGTGAGGGCCTTAAGATGCGTGCCAAGAACACCCCCCTCGCGAGGGATCTACTCCGCCATGCTGCCAAAAGGGGTGTTCGCACTGATAACTTACATCTGTACAATAACGTTCCCCTAGCCAAGTTGTACCCCGAAGCTGCTAAGAAGCGCGCTGCCGCTAAGAAGCGCGCCGAGAAGAAGGCCTTTGACAGGAAGGTTGCAGCCAACTTCATGAAGGGTATGGTGACCAAGCGAATCGTAACCCCTACTCGTACCACTATCAGGGCTGTAATGCCTATGCCCAAGCCTCAAAAGAAGGCTATGCCCCTGACCAAGGATGTAGCTAGGAAGCGTATCATGGCTATGAAGGGTCTCAATGGTCGCAATAAGTTCAGTCTCGTGAACAGGCTCAGTCTTAATCAACATTCACCTCGTAAGGTTGTTCGATTGGCTCGTGAACTGGCTCGTCTTCGCTAAGGTCATTGTAGACTTTCTCTTCTGTATCATAGAAACTTGCACTATCCCCAATCATCATTTCTCTCACAATTTGATACAACACCGTTGAGAGTGCAAATTTATACGCTAAGAATCCAACAAATGTGGCACCATAATCAAAGTCAAATGCAAATGGTGCATTATTCCACGACACTTCAAAAGCAGCCGCACCCAATGGTGCGAAGAACTCCTTCTGAATTGTCGAATTTTCAAGTTTATCCACCCGATCAGAGAGAAGACTCACATACGTATAAGATGCTACGGCGCCTAACATCGCAGATACACCTTGATCTGCACCTTGTGTGATGAAGTAAGAAGCACTCAAAGCAGAACCATAAGCAGCCGTAGAGTTTTTTAGAGTTTTTTTCAGGTGAGCATATTCAGTGTGAATTGGTTTACTGAAGGCGTAAGTGAGAGACATTTCTTGATTAAATGGGGTTAAAATCTTTATCTCAGTTAAATTTAGTAAATGCCTTGTCAACTCTGTAAAAAGAAATGTGGTGTCCCTATCGATTGTAAATATTGTAATGGTAGCTTTTGCCCGAGTTGTCTCAATTTGACAAAGCATGATTGTCAAGGTGCAGATATCAAGAAGATGAAACAACGTAAAGAACTTGAGAAAAATATAGCATTTGAACCCCCACCTAAATGCTTAAAGATTTGATGGGTTAATAGAATGGGGTTGGGGAAAAGGTAAGTTGCTGAGATGTCCGAGTGGTCTAAGGAGGACGACTTAAGATCGTCTGTGCTATGCACGCGCGGGTTCGAACCCCGCTCTCAGCATATCGCACTCATAGCTCAGTGGTAGAGCGCAAGCTTAGTAAGCTTGAGGTCAGGGGTTCGAAACCCTTTGAGTGCAACTTGATTAAAAAGAATATTGTCTAATCACAAAATGAATAAGGACCGTCGTGCTGTCGTTATTCATGATGTGGCGTCGTTACTGTTTCTCGCACCATTCTCGGCATTATGTGTGGCTGATGTATTTTTTAACTATAAAGTGTACCCCATGTTCATAACACACGCTCTCACTACGTATATGTCATATGATCTCATGTGGATAATTCTTCAGCCGAAAGTTATACACACTTTTAGAAATTTAATCATACTTCACCATTTAGTATGTCTTCTAGCTCTTCTTAGACCTCTTATGCACCCTGAAGAGGCTTTTATACTTAGTTTCGCAGGTCTAGTTGAAATTGATACATCTTTATTAACCATTCGAAGACTTACTCCTAGGGATAGTTATTTGTACCCAACGATAGACCAGATGTACCATGCATCTAATGTAATCATCCGAGCTGGTTATGAGACCTGTATGACACTGTTACTATGGGTATTATATGCACGTGAGAGTATGTATACGAAATTACACGTTCTTGGATGTCAGTATTTCATAAATATTTTCAGTTGTGGTATTTGTGCACTCACTTTTTCGAAGAGGAACCCCGCTTTGAAGGCAAATTAAAGATTTAAATCTATGATACAAGTAGTATGCAAATATTCGTGAAAACACTTACTGGAAAAACTATCACACTTGAGGTTGAATCCTCTGACACTATCGATAACATCAAGGCTAAGATTCAAGATAAGGAAGGAATCCCTCCCGACCAACAGCGACTCATCTTCGCCGGGAAGCAGCTTGAGGATGGACGCACCCTAGCTGATTACAATATTCAAAAGGAGTCTACTCTGCACCTAGTTCTGCGACTTCGTGGTGGTGCAGAAAAGCCCAAACGTAAACCTAACGCATACATGAACTTTGTTAAGAAAATGCGACCCACTGTGGTAAAAGACTACCCAGATTTAACTTTCACTGAGATTGGTGCAAAATTGGGTGAGTTGTGGAGGGCTCTCACAGACGACGAAAAGAAAAAATATGCGAAATAGGTAGTAGATGTTTTTGTACATATTCGGATTTTTATTACAATTTGTTATGAAGCAACGATTAAAAAATGGTATATCACCTAGATTTGGTCAACCATTTACTTAAGGATTTGGATTGTAATAAAAATAGATGCCTCTCGGTGTTAAGAAGCTTTCATTCGATGCTTGTTTGCCTACTCGTGGTTCTGATGGTGCTGTGGGATATGATTTATATAGCTCCGAAGCTGCGACTGTACCATGCCAGGCGGGGCGAGCTTTAGTTGGTACTGGTATCGCTTTGTCTATACCGGATGGTCTGTATGGGCGTGTAGCTCCTCGTTCTGGTCTAGCTGTGAAGCACTGTATTAATGTTGGTGCGGGTGTTATTGACCCCGATTATACCGGTGAAGTCAAGGTCGTCCTATTTAATCATGGCACGGAAGACTTTGAAATCAAGAAGGGTGATCGTATCGCTCAACTTATTTTGGAAAGGTGTGATACACCTATGATCAAGGAAATTGGTCTTCTCGACGAGACACTCAGAGGTGATGGAGGTTTTGGATCTACTGGTCAGTAAACCATAAATCTTCAGCTCTAGGCATAAAAAGTATGCCGTGACTCATAACCATAGACAATTTGGCTTTATTGACATTCGGGTAAGACCATAGTATCCACCTCTCCCAATATTCGGCTCGGAAGAAATCCTCCCAATCTTCTTTAGAACTTTCCCTAATTTTCAACATTTCTTTTTGTATCTCATACGGATTCGTCTCTATTCGCAGCTCCTTAGGAATGATAGCACCTTTCCTAAGAAGTTGTGCACGCATAAGTTTCGGATTACCGTGATCTGGGTAATGCTGAAAACCTTTTTCACCAAAATCAATACTGCGTTTATTTGGTAAGGTTACTCTATATTTATGTGTGATGGTAGGACTGGGTTGTAGAACGACGTGCATTATGATATCATATAAGGAATTAATACGACAAAAAAATATGCTTGAATACACGTCGTATGACGGTATCAAAATCCAAGTTGGTCAGAGTGCAAAAGAAAATGACCAACTGACAATGACGAGTGACCCTAAACACTGGTGGATGCATGTAGCTGGCTGTCCGGGTGCACATATTGTAGTGTGCTACAAAGGAGACCAACTACCTAGAGAGACGAAAAGGGATGCTGCAGTTCTTACTGTCTATCACAGTAAGGTACCAAAGACAAAGATGTCACCTGTAGATCTTGTTAGGGTTGACCAAATATCAAAGTATCAAAAGTCAACTCATGGATTGGTAAATTTGGAAGGTGGAGTTATGCAACTCACAGTTTTCATGAATAAGGAAAAACCGAGACTTGATAGATTGCTTATTAAATAAGGTTCTAGACACTTGACTAATTGTGGGTACATCTAGTTACCGAACGCGACACCACCCATACCCTGCTTTACACGTAAAATATTGTAATTTACAGCGTACACACGATGGAGAGCGTTACCACCGGTTGGACCGGAAATTGAAAGTTTGGCATTATCGATACGAGAAAAGTTTAGGGTTCCCGTGGGGTTCGACTTGCTTAAACCTAGACAGAATGGCCAAGTGAAAGTGGGAAGATCCTCGAGAATGTCATCTGGGAGGTCACTACTGTGCATCTCAGGGACGACGGTGTGGTGATAGACTGGGGAGGTATCCTCGAAAAGAGGGGTACCGTTGATGTAAAGTGTAGAACTGGAGAAAGTATACTCCGAATCCCAGTCATTACCCGTCGCCTTACCGGATACAAGGTGGATGGACTTTACGGGGTGGTTAAAAAAGGTGAGGTCTATCTCGCTATCGGTATTGGTGGCGAGCTGATATTGGGTCTGTGTAAAGAGAAGTTCATGTTCGTTATCGGTGAAGAATTTGCGCTCATCAGTGTCTAAATACACATAGTTACCCCAAACCTTAGGAGTGGAACCGGGAGTAAACCCATCCCTGCATTTAATACGTATCTCAACATCATGATACTGGAGGGCCACTAATGGAAGAGACTTGGTGTAATCCTCCCCAAAGAAGAAAGGAATAATATAATGGTCACCTCCGTGATTAGCCTTCTTATTATTAGTGGTTACGGCGTACGAAGCCTTGGCCGCGCTGTCACGTAATAAGGGGTTGTGTACACCCTGAATAAAGAGTGAATCGAGTTGGGAGACCTTTTGGCCACCAATATAAAGACTGAATTCGGTTGGGCTCGCAGCATTTTGAGAAAAGAGACCGGCGGTGTTGTTTTGTACACTCGCGATATTGGTAGCCTCAATCCAAATATAACTCATGAGGTCACCCTTAGAACGAATAGGAATGGTAATTTCATTATTAGCACCGAAGGTACCGATGTAATCCATACGCTCGGGCTTCATGGCGAAGTTCGTATGGCGCTTGTAATTTTGACGAAAAAAACTGACCTCTGGATCACCAGTGATGAATACATCCTGGGCTCCAACAGACACGAGTTCAATTAAAGCAGCTGACATTTATATATAAATGATATTAAAATTTTGGCTCATAGTATACATATGGTAGTATTCCAGGCACTGACATGGGAGGCGCGAGATGTTGAAGGAGAACATCACATCAGTATATTTGGTAAAACCGAAGAGGGAAAATCTGTATGTGTGACGACGACATTCGACCCATACTTTTTCGTGAAGCTCCCAAGGGACACGAAACCCGCTGACGTTACCCGATTGTTTAATGATATCAACCTTTTGAAGAAGGATCATGTCACCAGTTACAGTCTGACGAAACAAAAGGATGTTTGGGGATTTCAAAATAATGAAGAATTTCATTACATGCATCTAAATTTTAAGACACTCGAAGCTCGACGTAAAGTAAACTCTATTTTTATGTATAATAAGGAATTTTCAAAATATCATGTATATGAATCCAATATAGATCCCGTCCTGAGACTCATGCATAGAACGGGTATTCAGTCCACTGGATGGATAAACACTGGTACTAAGTGTGTTCGCTCCCACTTGGCAAAAACGGATATTGACCTATGGTGTAACGACTGGTCTACGCTCACACCCGTAGCCAGAGATGATATTGCCCCCTTTATTGTAGCCTCGTTTGATATTGAGTGTAATAGTTCAACTGGAAAATTCCCAGATGCTGATGTTACTAATGATGCTTGTTTTCAAATTGCTATTTCTCTTTGTAAATTTGGTAGTGATGAACCGTATGACAAAACATGTTTATGTTATAAAAAAACAGATCCAAAAATCGAAGGGTCGAACGTCATTAGTTTTGATACGGAGAAGGAATTACTTTTGGCGTTTAAACGGTACACAAATGAAAATGATATTGATATTTTGACTGGGTGGAATATTTTTGGTTTCGATCTTGATTATATTTATAAGCGTGCCGCGATGGTCGGTTGTGGCTTAGAATTTTACGATTTGGGTAAACTCAAAGAAAGTGAATGTCATATCGTATACAAAAAATTGAGTTCAAGTGCTTTAGGTGACAATTTCCTGAAGCTTTTACCTATGCCCGGTCGTTTTGTATTTGATATGTTCCATGAAGTGAAGAAGGGCTACAAACTCGATTCGTACAGTCTCAACAACGTATCTAAATTGTATCTTGGAGATCAGAAAATAGATATGGCTCCCAAAGAAATGTTTGCGCGATACCTCGAAGGCGACCCAGTTAAACTGCGTGAAGTGGCTGAATACTGTATCAAAGATACCTTATTACCTCATAAACTCATGAAGAAGATGTGTACACTGCTCAATTTATTGGAGATGGCTAAGGCGACGTGGGTTCCCCTTTCATTTTTAGTGGAGCGTGGGCAGCAAATCAAGGTATTTAGTCAGTTATCTAAAAAGGCTCGCGAATTGGGTTACATGGTACCAACGATTAAATATGGTTCTCTCCCTGAAGAGCAATACGAAGGTGCTACTGTACTTGAAGCACAGAAGGGTGCGTATTATACACCAATCACAGCCCTTGATTTTGAGGCTCTGTACCCATCGATTATGATGGCCCACAACCTCTGTTATTCTACATACGTCATGGATGAGAGACGATATGGTAATATCCCAGGAATTACATACGAAACATTTAACATTGGAAATAAGACGTATAAGTTTGCACAAGATGTACCGAGTCTTTTACCCGCCATTTTATTGGAGCTTAAACAGTTTCGTAAAAAAGCCAAAAAAGATATGGCGGCAGCCACTGGTGCGATGAAAGAGGTATACAACGGCAAGCAATTGGCATACAAAATCAGTATGAATAGTGTGTACGGATTTACGGGAGCGGGAAAGGGTATTTTACCGTGTGTACCTATTGCATCTACGACAACATGTAGGGGTCGTGGTATGATTGAAGAAACGAAGACGTATGTCGAGGCAAACTTCCCCGGTGCAAAGGTAAGATATGGTGACACGGATTCGGTTATGGTTGAGTTTGATGTGGGTGATCGTAAAGGTATAGAAGCAATCGAGTACAGTTGGGAAATTGGTGAACGAGCCGCTGAAGAATGTTCAGCCCTCTTCAAGAAGCCAAATAACCTAGAGCTTGAGAAGGTATATTGGCCGTATTTTTTGTACTCAAAGAAGCGCTACGCTGCTAAGTTATGGACAAAGGGTAAAGACGACCAAATGCATATGGACTATGTGGATGTAAAAGGCCTACAACTTGTTCGCCGCGATAACACACCACATATGAGAGAAGTGTGTAAAGAATTACTGGATGTAGTACTAACATCCGGAGATCCTGGACCACCGAGGGACCTTGCGATAGAACGCGCGAATGAACTACTGGGTGGTAAAATTTCAAACGATAAACTCATCTTAAGTCAGTCTCTGTCCGATAGCTACAAAGTTGGTGGAAAGAGTGTTTCTATTAACAGTCCGGAGAGTATTCATATAAACCAGGCACACGTTCAAGTCGTAAACAAAATGAGACAAAGAAAACCCGGGTCGGAGCCACAATCTGGTGATCGTGTACCATATTTACTCACAAAGACAGATAATCCTAAAGCGAAAGCATTCGAGAAATCTGAAGATCCTAAATATGTAGAAGAGCATAATATACCCGTCGATTACCACTATTATTTTGTGAATAAGTTTTTGAACCCTGTATGCGATTTACTCGACCCGTTATATGAAAATACCAAACAGGAAATTTTTGGTGAAATTATTGAACAGTATAAACCACCAAAGAAAGTCACCGGTCCAGCTTTGAGTGGTATGAAAAAGGAACAGTTGATTGAAGAATGTGAAAAGAATAATATTAGTAGTGACGGCACGGCGTTGGTATTACGGGATCGTATTAAATTGTTTAGACAAAAACAAAACTCTGTTGAA